CCATAGTTCTTGACCGCCTCGTCCGATTGAACATAGAGGCTCCCGTTGTTCACGCTTTCCACCGTCAGATAGGCGTCCAGCGCCTCAATGGGGCTCTCGTCCAGCCGGTTGCCCAGGGGCACGATGGACGTGGCGTACTCAGTAGAGTCCCAGTTGCGGGTGAAGTCAATGAGGTTGGACCCGAACTGGATAACCTGACTGCATGTGTCTGGATAGTCTTCCAGATAGTCCAGATACCGAACACCATCCACCTTCCGAATCCGGAGATGACCGCCGTAGGTTTCCACCAGGGCGTTGAGCAGTTCTATGGTTTTCTCGTAGTTGGTGTAATAGGTAGGGAAGTTTTCGTCCACCACCGTCACCGCACCGAGGACAAACTGCCGGTTGGCGCCGACCTTTGCGTTGTGAACGGAAATTAGCTGTTCCAGATACTCCCGAACAGACTTGCCGGCATACTCTGCCGGAGGCTGTACCGAATCATTGAAGTACGCCAGTTCCCCTTCGCAGTAGAGCACCCGGTTATTCCAGAAATCCTTGCTCTCCGAGAGCACACGCCCAGACCAAATTTCTTCCCCGTGCTTTTTCACGGAGATTTCCGTGACCATACGGACAATGGTGTCATAGGCCTTGTTGGTGTGAGGGAGCGTCAGCTCCAGAGAGCCGGCCGCGCTGTCCTCCAGCGTCAGCTTGGGATTCACGACCTTCATGTCATCCAGCGAGAACACATCGTTGTAGATGCACACGCCGTCTGCGTAAATGCTATACATCGGTCACAACCTCCCCACTCTGAAATCCACAGAGACCGTCCCGGTCCCAGTATCGCACCACAGCTCCAGGGTCGCCCCCTGGTCGCCGAAGAATACAAATTCCGGGAACTGGATGGTGCCATCCGTAAGTAGTTTGGTTTCATCCAATCCCAGCGTGGGGTTGACAAACCGGATATGCACACCCCGCTTGTCTGAGCTGGTCACAAAGAACTGAGGACACACCGGGGCTCGCCCAAAGAGCGCAGCCTCCAGCTGAATTGTCCTCTTGGCGGTGGTCACGGCGATGTTCTTAAACAGAGCAGCCCGTATCACACCATTTTGAAAGTTGAAAGGGTCCCACAGCCAGTCGTCCGTCGAAGACAGGAGCGACCACTTGTAGGGCCCCACATCATAGTCGATGGTGATGCGCGACCAATCCTTTTCCGACTTCCAGGCATTGACGGTGAACCGCCCTTCATAAAAATACTCCGGGTCGTCCTCCAGCACCGCACGCAGCTTTTGCCCGTGCAGGTAGTCCATGATATCGGAATAGGCCATGTGCCAAGGCTTGAAGTCGTTCATCACAATAAACTCAATCGAGCCCGTCCGGTTCTGATACACCGGATACCCGGTGAGAGACTGGGATAAGTCGATCACCCCATCCCCACCGGGTATATCCAGCGTCGTTACCTTCTGGGCCGGAGGATTGAAGAGAGGCCGAGAGGAGGGGACAAGCCTCCAGTCGTCCCAAGAGTTTTTATCCCCAAAGGTAACCGAGTGGTACAAGCTTAGTTCCCCCTTCCCCTGCGTGCCGCCCTCTGTCCGAGGGCATTGTCCATGGGCCCTGCCATCTCACCGACCAGAGTACCGGTGTCCAGCACGACCCGCATCCGTTCCATTCGCTCCGTCATTTCCGCCATTTCACTGCGTAGAGCACGGAGTTCTTCCACAACACTGTCATTGTCCACATTGACCGTTGTTCCGCCATTTCTGCCAGATTCAGCAAATGCCAAACTAGCCTGTCCGGCAAGTCCAATGGTCCGCTGCGGATAGAATAGACTGTCGAGCTGCTCCGCACCATGCATCACATTAGAAAGGTCAAGTACGGGGCGAATTGTAGGCTGGGTATCCATGTTGCCATTGAGAAGGTTGCCCACAATGGACATAGCATTGGAGAGCCCATCCGTCGCATAATCCGCCATATTAGCGCCTGCGGCATAGGATTTCTCAGCATAGTCCGCCAGGCCATTCACAAAGCCGAGGCCCGTGAAGTTGCCCAGCTCCCGGAAAACCCGGGAGGGAGAGTTGATCTCCAGCGTACTCTTGACAGCCTCCACGCCGGCGAGCGCCATGTTGGTCAGTTCGTCCAGGAAGGTGGATTTCGACATGGCGACGCCCTCAGCAAGACCGGCAGGGATTTGCTGCCCCGTTTCAGTCCACCCGGCTTCAGAGAGGATCTTCGTGGCCACTTCGGTCATTTCCTTCATCTCGGCCTCAGTGTCCTTCTTGATCAGGCCCACATTTTCCGCAAACTCCTGACGGAGTGATGCCAGCTGACTGCTGGTATCTGCCTCCAACTGAGCCATTTCTTCCTGCCAGGTAAGCCGATACTCCTCCAACTCCAATTCCGCATCGACACGCAGCTGAGCAATCTGCTCCTGAGTTTCAATGCGCATGCCTTCCAACTCGCTGACAGCCTGCTCCCGGGCCTGGGCATGCTTAATGGACCAGAGAGAGACATACTTTTCCAGCTCGTCGTCGCTCATGGAGTTGAGCGCCCGGATCTCTTCGATAGCGGACGGCCCCATCTCCTGAAGTTCGGAAATCAGCTCGGAATCAACGCCCCTGGCAGAAAGCTGACCCAAAATATCCTGCCACTCACCGAACTCCTGGACCTGCCCCTCCAGATTCTTCATCAGCGTGTCACTGCTGACCGCCTCCTTCTCCGTCACCTCGTCAAAGAGGCCGTAAGACTGATAGAGGCTGTTGGTGCGGGACTCCACGGCGTTCTGGTACTGGTCATTCAAAGACTGAATATCCCGTTCCAGCTGCTCATTGATGGACTGGACCTTGTCGGCATACTCCTGCTCCAACTGAATGCGCTTCTGATTGGCGGATTCCTGAACCTCCTGCACATCGGCGATGTACTGCTGCTGAGCCTCATAGATCTCCTTCTCCAGCTGATAGACCTTCAGATCCATCTCCTCGCGCTCTTCCGTACCGGCTGCATACCGGCTCTGGACGCGCTTATAGGCCGCCAGTTCATCGGCAAGGCTCATGCGACCGTAGTTCTTTTCCTTCTCGATCCAGTCCATGGAGTTCTGATAGGACTCGTCCACAAGCTGGTTACGAAGGGTGTAGACCTTCCGGTCGATCTCCATCCGCTCTTCGCTGCCTTCCATGTATCGGGACTGCATCCGCTCATAGGCGGCCAATTCCTCCTCGGTGCTCAGGCGGTTGTAGTATTTCTCCTTCTCGATCCAGTCGATGGAGGCCTGATAGGTGGACGCCACCAGTTCATTTTGAAGTCGATAGACCTCACGGTCGATCTCCTTGCGCTCCTCAGAACCGGCTTTGTACTGCTTCTGAAGATTCTCCCATCCGGCCAGCTGATCTTTCAGGCTCAGCTCGTCGTAATAGGTCTTCTCGTCGACCCAGTCCTTCCAGGCGTCGATACCCTTGTTGCTGACATCGATAACTTCCCCAATCATGTTGGAGGTCGCCTGGGCGGCCGGGACGATGCTGTTGTTCACGCCAATGGCCAGACCCTCGCCGATGTTCTCGCCCAGGTAGATAAACTCCCGGGAAGGAGAATGACTGTCCAGGGCCTTCTTCGCCGCGTTGAGCGCGGCCAGACCCAGGCTGCGACCCGCAGAACTGGAGGCACTGAACTTAGACCGGATACCATTGACGAAACCCTGACCGGCATTCTCGCCAGCGGTCTCGAACTCGGGTTTCATACTGTTGATTTTGGACGCGGCCGCCGTAACCACCGTCCCCATCGCTGTTTTCACAGTGTTGGAGGACGAGGTGATCGTGGTTCCAATGTTTCGCATCATCCCCTCGATCGCGTCTTCAATCACAATGACTTTGGTATCCACAATGTTTGCCATCGACTCCACGAGCGTCTCCATGGCGGAACTCGCCACGGAAATGTTTGATGTGATGGAGCCGCTGACTGAAGACAACATGCTGACCACGGCGCTGTTAATGGTGTCGCCGCAGTTGTAGAAGGCCTCGATGAACCCGGAGATCCCGGTATCACCCATCTTCTTCATACTGTCGGCGAAATTAGTCAGACCGTTGGTATTGATGCCATTGACGCCCTCCGCCAGGTCGATCAAATCCCAGACCTGGGTAATGACGTCGGATAGTTTGCCAATGTCGATGCCGGAAACCTCATTGTAGTAATCCTTCATAGAGGAGCCAAACTTAGAGATATCCGCGCCGAAGGAGGCCAAAGTCTGGTCTCCGCCGAACCACTGGTCAAACAGACTGCTGTCGGGAAGACCTGTCGCCAGATTGGACAGAGCGCTTGCAGCATTGGCCGAGGCCGTCACCGCTTCCGGTTTCACGTCCTTGATGGCCTCCGCATAGGCGGCCAGATCCGCTCCAAAGGCAGTAAGGTCATCTCCAAATGCGGCAAGATCGGTTCCTCCTGTGAAGAAGGAGACCAATCCGCCGGTATTGGGCAGCGTGTTCGCCAGTTCCACCAGGGCTTGCCCGGCAGAGGCAGAGCTCTCCACTGCGGTCGGATTGATGTCAGCCACAGCATCGCTGTAAGACTTCATCGCCGCGCCGAAGGGGATAATGCCGGCGGCAAAGGTTGCCAAGTCATTGCTTCCATTGAAGAAAGCCATGACGCCGCCCACCAGGGGGAGAGACTCTTGCAGCTTTGCCAGAGACTGAGCGGCCACCGCAGAGGCAGTAATAGAGTTTGCGTTAATTTCGGCCACGGCATCGCCATAGGATTTCATGGCTGCGCCAAAGGGCACGATACCCGCCGCGAAAGTGCCAAGGTCATTGCTCCCATTGAAGAAAGCCATGACGCCGCCAACATTGGGCAAATCGGCCTGGAGCTGCGCCAGGGACTGGGCGGCAACGGCGGAGGCAGTAATGGCCTCAGCCTTAATATCCGCCACAGCCTCACCATAAGATTTCATAGCTTGCCCGAAGGGGACAATCCCTTCTGCAAATTTACCGAGGTCATTTCCTCCCGTGAAGAATTCCATGACCCCACCGACCTGCGGCAAAGTAGCCTGGAGTTTTGCCAGGGACTGGGCCGCGACTCCGGACGCCTCAACAGCGTCGGCGTTGATGCCGGCCACAGCCTCGCCATAGGACTTCATGGCCTCGCCGAAGGGGATAACACCCTCCGAGAACTTGCTGAGGTCGTTCCCACCGGTAAAGAACTCCATGATGCCGCCCACATTGGGAAGGGATGCTTGCAGTTGAGCCAGCGCCTGAGCCGCCACAGCCGAGGCGGATACAGCCCCGGTGTCAATACCGGAAACGGCATCGCCATAGGATTTCATCGCCTCTCCAAAGGACAGAACGCCATCGGCAAATGTTCCGAGATCATTCCCACCGGTGAAGAACTCCATCACTCCACCCACACTGGGAAGAGATGCCTGGAGCGCGGCAAGCGCCTGAGCCGCAGTCACAGAGGCGGATACCGCCCCCGTATCCATTCCGGTCACAGCATCAGCATAGGCCTTCATGCCCTCGCCAAAGGGAAGCAGACCATTCGCAAAGGTCTCCAAATCGTTCCCACCGGTAAAGAAGTCCACCACGCCTCCAATATTAGGCAGTGAACTTTGCAGTTCCGCGAGGGCTTTCGCCGCCGTAGCGGAGGCCGTGACTGCTTCGCTGTCCATACCGGTCACACTGTCGGAATAGGCCTTCATCGCCTCTCCAAAGGGCACCAACTGATCGCCGAAAGTTTCCAGGTCATTATCGCCGGTAAAGAAGGCTACCAAGCCTCCGGTATTGGGGATGGTGTTTGCCAATTCCACAAGAGTTTTTCCGGCAACAGCCGAGTTAGCAACGGCATCTCCATCCAGACCGCTAACCGATTTTGAATAATTCTTCATGGACTCGCCGAAGGAGGCTAACTGGTCGCCGAACGTCGCCATGTCATTATCGCCAGCGAAGAAAGCAACAGCCCCTCCCGTGTTCGGAAGTGTAGCTGCCAGTTCAGACATGGCCCGCCCGGCAATGGCAGAGTTCTTCACTGCGTCCACATCCAACCCGGTCACAGCGTCGGAGTAGGCTTTGATTGCTTCACCGAAGGGCACCAGTTGATCACCAAAGGCATTCATATCATTGTCGCCGGTGAAGAAAGTAACAGCTCCTCCTGTGTTCGGAAGTGTAGCCGCCATTTCTGCCATAGCCTTACCTGCGGTAGCCGCATTGGTCACAGCATCGGTATCCAGCCCCTTGATGCTTGCCGCAAACTTCATCATGGACTCGCCGAAACCAACCAACTGGTTTCCAAACTCGCCCATATCATTCTCCCCGGCAAAGAAACCAACAATGCCGCCACTGTTGGGCAGCGTCGCGGCCATCTCTGCCAAGGTTTTTCCAGCGATTGCCGCCGTGCTGACCAAATCACCGTCAAGCCCGGTAATACTGTTGGAGAACTGTACCATCGCCTCGCCGAAGGGGACAAGCTGCTCGGCAAAGTCGGATAGGGAAGAACCTCCAGTCAACCAAGAGGTCAGGCCCTCCAGCAAATCGGCAGCTGTAATAAGCAGAATCGCCTCAGTAAGTGCTTTAACACCGTCCAGCATGGAGGCGTCGATACTCTTTGCTCCGTTGATAAACGGCTGCACATTGGTCATAAATGCTCCGAGGTCGGCACCGATCTGTGGGAAGGAGCTGGAGACGCCACTCATAAATCCACCGACAATGCCCCCGACGAATCCGCCAATAGCGTTGCCGATGGTCTGCAACAGCTTGCCGCCTTCCCCGATCAGCCAATCGAGGCCCGGAATCTGAGCCAAGCCGCCAATGGCCGCCAGTACAACAGCGAGTTCTGCCATTACCACACCAAGCCCAAGCACCCCCACCATAGCAGAGGGGATCAGACCGGCCAAGGCACCGAGAGCCACCATGATACCGCTGAGAAGCCCAATTCCGGCAATACCCTTCAGAAGTGCATCGGTGTCGATGCTCCCCAAAGCAGATACGATTCCAGAGAAGAAGGACATCAACAGATTAACCACCGATTGGATCAGTGTCGGAAGATTGCGCGCCAAGCCGTCGATGATTTCGATCAGGAACAGCATGATGGAGTCAACGATCTGCGGTGTATAAGTCGCCAGGGCCGCGAGGACACCGGCAACCAGCTCTAAAGCGCCGTCAGCGA